GAAAAATTTTCAAATGGTGTATTGATATGGCTAATAAATTTAAAGGTATAAAAGATAATTTTACTTGGTTAAGAGTAGAAAATAATCAAATTAAAAGAATGATAGTTAAGGATATATAATGGGTGGAGTAGTATCATCAATAAGTAAAGGTTTAGGTAAAATAGCTGGTGGAGTAGGTAAAATAGCTAGTTTTATTGGTGGAATGAATCCTTTAGTATCTTTAGGTGTATCTTTATTTTTAAGTTGGGCGTTAAGACCTAAAACTCCTGAAATCCCAGATTTTGCAACAAATGAATTTGATGATTTTGAAAAAGGTATATTACTTAATAAACAAAGTAATGACTCTAATATTCCTGTAGTTTATGGAGAACGATTAGTTGGTGGAACTAGAGTATTTATGGAAACTTCAGGTTCAGATAATACTTATCTTTATATGGGTATAGTCATGGCAGAGGGAGAAATAAACTCAATAGAAGAAATAAGAATTGATGATAAAGTTGTTACATTTGCATCATCATTAACAGATGGAACAGAAGTAGAAGTTGATAGTGCAGATGAAAATTTTTATAAAGCTGATCCAACAGTAGATGATTCATCAGCAGAAAGTTTAATAAGATTAGAAGCACATTTTGGAACAGATAATCAATCTGCATCATCATTATTATCTACTTTAGATTCATGGGGTGGTAATCATAAATTATCTGGATTATGTTATTTAGCAATTAGGTTTAAATGGAATCAAGACGCATTTACAGGAATCCCAAAAGTACAAGCTAAAATAAAAGGTAAAAAAGTTAAAACATATAATGCAAGTTTAGTAGAACAATCTGCATCATATCAAACTAACCCAGCATGGTGTTTATTAGATTATTTAACTAATACAAGATATGGAAAAGGATTAGCAGTTAGTGAAATAGATTTACAATCTTTTTATGATGCTTCACAAGTTTGCGTCACACAAGTAACACCATATTCGGGTGGTAGTGATATAAATATTTTTGATTGTAATACTGCATTAGATACATCAAAACCTATTATAGATAATGTTAGAGAATTTTTAAAAGGTTGTAGAGGTTATCTTCCTTATAATGCTGGTAAATATAATTTAATTATTGAAACAACAGGAACAGCATCAATTACTTTAACAGAGGATAATATTATAGGTGGTTATTCATTATCTACTCCAACAAAGAATGACAGATACAATAGAGTTATCGTAGGCTTTGTTAATCCAGATCGTAATTTCCAAGTTGATGAAGTACAGTTTCCACCTTTAGATGAATCAGGATTAGCAGATGCTGACAAACATGAAAATATGAAAGCAGTAGATGGTGGTTTTTTATTAGAGGGTAGATTTAACTTCACAACAATAACTTCACAATATCAAGCAGAAGAAATGGCAGAGGTAATACTTAGAAGAAGTAGAGAAGCATTATCTTTAGGTATTAATGTTGATTTCAATGGTTATGATTTGGCTATAGGAGATATAGTTAATATTACACATAGTTCATTAGGTTTTTCTGCTAAACCATTTAGAGTTTTAGGAATTACTTTTAATACAGATTTAACAGTTGGATTATCACTTGTTGAATATCAGGCTAGTCATTATACTTGGGCTACAAAAACACAAGCTACAACAATTCCAACAACTAATTTACCAAATCCTTTTTCTGTTGAAGCACCCTCTATTTCTGCAACAGATGAATTACTAGAACTATTTGATGGTTCAGTAGTTTCTAAATTAATTGTTAATATTACAAGCACAGATAAATTCGTTAATGACTTTGAAGTACAGTATAAGGAATCTACATCATCAAGTTATAGATTATTGCGTAGGGGTTCAAATAAAATTGTTGAAAAATATCCTGTAAAAGAGGGAGTAACTTTTGATATAAGATGTAGAGCCATAAACTCTTTAGGAGTTACATCAGCATTTACTACTATTCAGCATGAAGTGGATTCAGCATTTGAACCACCACAAGATGTTCAAAACTATTCAATAGATGTAGTTGGAGATAAATTACATCATACATTTGACCCTGTACCAGATTTAGATTTGGATTTTTACGAAATAAGATATACATCAGATACTACAGAAACAGCTTATGCAAATACAGTTGTATTAGTTCCAAGAATAGGAAGACCAGCAACTTCTATTGTAACACCTTATGTTGCTAAAGGTAAATTTTTTATAAAAGCAGTAGATAAATTTGGAATCAGATCAACTAATTATGCAAGTCAATCTATAGCAACTCAAGTATTAGGAGAGCGAATTGAAACAGTACAAACATTAACAGAAAATCCAACTTTTACAGGAACTAAATCAAATGTAAGTGTTGTCGATAGTACATTACAATTAGACACAGCACTCTTTGATAGTATTAGTGGAGATTTTGATGATGCTTTAGGATTCTTTGATGGTGGTTCTGGTACTATAGTTTCATCAGGAACTTATGATTTTAATAATACTTTTGATTTTAATTCAATATTAAAATTTAATGTTCTTATAGATGCTTTAGTAGTTAATAATATTAATTTTGTAGATAACTTTGATTCTGCACAAGGATTGTTTGATAGTAGAGAGGGTTTATTTGATGGTGGGGAAAATGCCTCTATTGATACAAATGCAATTTTACAAATATCTACTTCTCAAAATGCAGTTGATTATACATCATATCAAGACTTTAAAGCTGGAGATTATGTTGCAAGAGCAGTTAAATTTAGATTAAAATTAACTTCAAGTAACACTCAAGAAAGCCCACAAGTTTCACAACTAGCACTTAAATTATCTTTACCTACTAGAATAGAAAAAGGCTCTAATGTATCTAGTGGAACTGATACTGCTGGAAAAACTATTACTTTTGGTTCAGAATATTATCAAACTCCATCACTAACTGTCATAGGGCAAGACATGGCCACAGGGGATTTCTTCACGATAAATTCTAAATCTACAAGTGCTTTCAATGTTGAATTTTTTAACAGTTCTGGTAGTACTATTGATAGAACTTTCGATTATCAAGCAATCGGAATTGGACAAAAACAATAATAATGATATAAGATTAATTTTATGGCACAAGCAGATTACATAATTTCTAACCAAACTTTTCCTAATACAAGGGCTGATATAAATTCACACTTACAAGCAATCGCAACAAACAACTCAGGAACATCAGCACCTACCACTCAATATGCTGGTCAGTTTTGGATAGACACAACTTCATCAACTTGGACTTTATACATACATGATGGTTCAGATGATATTCAATTTGCAACAATAGATACTTCAGCAAACACAGTTAATTTTACAGATTCAGCTTTAGATGTTGTAACAGATACAACACCACAACTTGGTGGAAATTTAGATTTAAACTCAAACGATATTACAGGCACAGGAAATATTAATATTACAGGAACGATTGAATCATCAGGAAATATTACAGGAACTTTAGCAACAGCATCACAACCAAACATTACATCGGTTGGAACATTAAGTTCATTAAATGTTGATGCTAGTGCAGGTACAGGTGTTATTGGAATTACTTTAGACAATGGAACTGTAACTACATCAAAAGATAGTGCTAGTTTTAGAAGTCAATTAAGTATGTACAATACTACTGGTCAAGTAGCTAAATTTGATACAGCTAATGATGATTTATTTTTAAGATTTGCTGATGATTTAGCATTTCAAAGTATGGCAGGTTCTGAGTATATGCGTATCGATTCATCTGGAAATTTATTGGTGGGAGGAACAGAAACAACACTTTATAATGATACTACTGGAACTCAATTATGTTATAGAAATGGTTCTAGTTTAGATATTAAAAGAGAAGGAACACCTTTAAATGTAAATAGAACTGTTAGTGATGGTGCTTTAGTTACATTTTTTAGCAGTGGAACAGAAGTTGGTAGTATTGGTACTGTTAGTGGCACTGTAAATTTTGGACAATCTGATACAGCATTAGTTTATGATAGTGGTAATGACCAAATTAGACCTTACTCTATTGGAAGTGGAACAAGAGATAATGCTATTGATTTAGGTAGTTCTAGTGGAAGATTCAAAGACCTATACTTAGGTGGTGGTCTATATGTTGGTGGCACAGCATCAGCAAACAAATTAGACGATTACGAAGAAGGAACTTTTATTCCAACTTTAACACCTTCAACTTCTGGTTCTTTAACAATAAATAATAGTGCTAATGAACTTAAATATACAAAAATAGGTAATACAGTTTTTGTTCAAGGAAGACTTGAAATAACAGGTAGTAGTTCTCCTGTAGGTTCTAATTTAAATCTTGGAAATATGCCTTTTACACCTGTTTCTTCAAGTGAAGGTTCTGGTTGGTTTGGTGGTATGTGTGCAATTAGTAATGATGGTTCTGCAACTTTTCAACCTTTTACTGTCTGGGCATTAACCACAACTGTAAAAATTACGACAACTATTGTTGCTTCTATGGGAAGCAATACAAGATTACATTTTAACTTTTTTTATGAAACAAGTTGATAACAACAAAGGAGACAAACTATGGCAATAACTAAAGAGACACAGATTGGTAAAATCGAAGTGGTCGGAAAATACAAATCAGTTCAAGTAAGAACAGATACTGTAGTTATGGAAGACAACGAAGAATTATCAAGAAAGTATCATAGACATGCTTTAATGCCAGATGCAGATATTACGAATGAACACTCAGAGGTTCAAGCAGTATGTAATGTAGTCTGGACACAAGAAGTCAAAGATGCTTATGCAACTTTTAAAGCTAGTCAAGAACAAGAGGTATAATAATGGCTATTGAATATAATTGGTCTTTTCCAAACTTTGAGACAAACTCAGAGAATGTAGTTAAGACAATACACTGGAGATATACAGCTACAGAAACAGTAGGAGAAGATACTCATACTGCATCTATGTATGGCTCTTGTGCTGGTTCAGATGGCATGGATTTTGATGCTATGACAAAAGAACATTGTATTAATTGTGTTTTGGAAAACCAAGAACAAACAGAAGAAGAAATGCAATCTAACTTATCTTCACAAATTGCTAAACAGAAAAACCCAGAAACAATATCAAAAACAAAGGAGTGGTAATGTCAGATATAACCATTGATGGTAAAGAATATAAAAAAGAACAAATGTCAGATGAGCAAGTTGCAATCGTAAATAAACTTGCAAACATACAACAATCTAAAAATAATCTTTTATCACAAGTTCAAGATTTAGAAATTTTAGCAGATGTTTATGTAGGTAAATTTAAAGATGCTAAACCTAAAGAAGAAGAAAAAAAAGAAGAAGCTAAATAACTGCCATGAATCTTTCACGACACTTCACACTTGAGGAGTTCGAAAAGAGCCAAACTGCTACAAGAAAAGGTATTAAGAATAAAGCTGGAAGTGGAGAGATCAAAAACTTAGGCGATCTTTGTTATGAAGTATTAGAGCCTGTAAGAGCAAAGTTTGATAAGCCTGTAACTATTACATCTGGTTATAGATCAGAAGAACTATGTGAGGCAATAGGCAGTAAAAAAACATCACAACACACCACAGGAAACGCTTGTGATTTTGAAATAGCTGGAGTGTCAAATCTTGAAGTAGCTTTGTGGATTGAAAACCATTGTGACTTTGATCAACTGATCTTGGAATATTACACAGGAGAAGCTAATAGTGGGTGGATTCATGTTTCATACAAAGATGGCTCAAATAGAAAACAAGTATTAACATTTGATGGAAAATCATATACTAATGGATTACCAGAAGCCAAATGGTCTGGTGGAAAATTAACTAACTAATAGGAGTTTATTATGGCACCAATGGGAACAGGAACTTATGGGTCTAAAAGAGGAAGACCACCAATGAAGAAAAAAAAGAAAAAAGCTAAAAAGAAGAAGAAGTAATGGCTACAAAGAAACCTATATATGCTAAAGCTAGACCAAAAAGATTAGGGAAACCAAAATCTTTTAATAAAAAGTCTAAGGCTTATAAATCAGCTAAAAGAAAAGCTGATAAGAAATTTGGCAAAAAGGTTTC